GCCCAGGCCGGGACACTCGAAAAACCGGAAGACGCTGGACCCGGCCCCGATGGGGTTGTCTCTCGCTGGCTTATGGAGCTAGAGCTATCCACCAACACGGAAAAAGGTTGGCGTGAGAGTGCGCAAGACGCTCTTAACCGTTATCGAGACGAGAAGGACACGGGCGACGCTTCACAGCGCTTCAGTTCGGCCAACCGCTTTAATATCCTATATTCCAACGTCCAGACCATTTGCCCGGCGCTTTACAACCAAACGCCAAAGCCAGACGTTCGGCGCAGATTCCGTGACAAAGACCCTATGGGAAAGGCTATATCTGAGGTTCTAGAACGGGGTGTTTCATATGCCATAGATGCAGAAGACTTTGACCGATGCATGAAATTCGCTGTTAAGGACACACAGATTGTAGGCCGTGGCATCACCCGGGTTAAGTATGAACCTACCTTTGGAGAGGATACGGACGAGAACGGCGAAACATTCGACGCTCTAAAGTTTGAAGAGGTTTGCTTTGAGCATGTTGATTGGCAGGACTTCCGGCGCGGTCCTGGCCGCACTTGGGAAGAGGTTCCTTGGGTAGCCTTCAAGCATATGATGAGCCGTTCACAGCTTGAAGAACAATTCTCAGAACACGTTGACGACGTGGCGTTCGATTACACGCCTCGCGGCGTTGAAGAAGACGACGAAAGCCAAGTTGCCGACACATTCAAACGCTGCATTGTCTGGGAGATTTGGGATAAGGACGGCAAAGAGGTTATCTTTATCGCCCCATCCTTGAAAGAGCGCCCACTAAAGACGGAAGAAGATCCCCTTAATCTACAGCACTTCTTTCCTGTTCCTCGCCCTCTCTATGCGACTGAAACAAGTAACACTCTTGTACCTATTGAGCCTTTCCGCTTCTACCGTGACCAAGCCAAAGAGCTTGACGAAATAACCAAGCGAATTAGTGCGATAATCAAGGCATGTAAGGCTCGCGGTATTTATGATGCTTCTATGCAAGAGATGTCGAACCTAATGGACAGCGGCGAGAACATCATGGTCCCGTCAGAGAACATCCTAAACCTAGTCTCGCAGGGTGGTATCGAGCGGGCTATCTGGATGTTCCCGATTGAAAAGATTGCTGGCGTTCTCGTACACCTTTATACGCAGCGCGAACAGATCAAAACCACCATTTACGAGATTACCGGCATTGCCGACATTATGCGCGGTTCCAGCGCGGCCCAAGAGACACTAGGAGCGCAGCAACTTAAAGCTCAGTTTGGCACGATGCGGCTTGATGACGCAAAACGCGAGGTTGCCCGCTATGCCCGTGACCTTGTGCGGATTGCTGCTGAAATCATGGCGGAGAAGTTCTCCCCGCAGACGCTGCAAATCATGACCGGCCTTCCGGTAGACGACCAAATGCTGCAAATCATGCGGATTGATGCCATTCGCTCTTATCGCATCGACGTAGAGACTGATAGTACCGTAGCTGGCGACATTGCCACCGAGCAGAAAAACATGACGGAGATGCTAGGCGGGATAGCTCAGTATCTCCAGGCTATCGGGCCAGCGGTTGAGGCCGGGTACATTCCTGCTGATAGTGCGAAGTCAATGCTTGTCGGCGCGGTTCGCCGGTTCAAGATGGGCAGGGAGATCGAAGACGCGCTAGAGGCTATTTCCGACCCTGAGAACCAGCAACAGCAAGGCCCAAGCCCAGAGGCTATGCAAGCGCAACAGCAAATGCAAGAAATGTCTCAGATGCTACAGCAGTTACAGCAAGAGAACGAGGCACTTAAAACAGACCAAGCCGGTAAGCAGGAAGAGCGGTTTATTCAGGTCGAGGAAAAGAAGAAAGCATTTGAGCAGAAGGACCGTGAACTAGCCTTGAAAGAGCAGGAGGCCCAGATTAAGGCAGCAACCATCGTTGACCCGCAAACCCAGTGGGAATACGACATGGCGAAAGAGCGCGAAAGGATGGCATTTGAGGCCGAGCAGAAAGAACGCGACCGTCAAACGCAAATTGCCCTGGCTCTTTTATCAAAGGGTGAAGAGCCTATGGAAGCCGGGAGCGATGGCGACGAAGAAATGCAAGCTATGGCGCAATCGGAAGCTATTTTACAGGCTATCACGCAAGCCCTGACCGCCCCTAAGAGGGTTGTTTACGATGAAGCGGGCAATGTAATCGGTTCGGAGACTGTTATCGATGGCTGAGTCTCATATTCCTGTTGCGGGGACTACTCACAACCTGGAAACGGCTCGATTCCAGAACGATGCTGGAACGCTGGTTGACCGTGAAGGGGTGTTTATTGGCGACCCTGATAATTTTGACAGGAAAGCCTCGGTAAGCGCCTCAGGCTCTTTAAGTGTTGTTAGTGACAGTACACAGCTTGACGCGTTCTCCCGCCTTCGCGTATCAAACCCGGTAACGCTTTTCAATTCGCAGTCTCAATATGACATGGGGTTAGCGGATGCCTGGAACCACAAGACGACTACAGGCGGTTCTGCGACCCACCTACCAGATCAATCTTCTGTTCGGATGTCCACCGATGCCACAGCGGGCGCGTCTATCATTCGGCAATCGCAGCGTTATATCCGCTATCAGCCTGGGAAGTCACAGCTTATCTTCGTGACCTTTGATTTTGAGGCTGTTGATGGTGGAACAAAGCGAGCGGGATATTTCGATGGCGACGATGGCGTCTTCGTTGAGATGGCGGCAGATGGCTCGCTGAAGTTTGTTGTGCGCTCTTCTGCTTCTGGCTCGGTTGTGGACACTAACTTTGCCGCACAAGCCGATTGGAATGTAGACAAGTTTGACGGCACGGGTGTTTCTGGCGTCACGTTGGACATGACCAAATCCAATATCCTTGTCATTGACTTGCAGTGGTTGGCTGTTGGCAGGGTTCGCGTCGGATGGGATATTGACGGTGATCTCTTGTATGCTCATGAGTTCGATTGGGCCAATAAAAATTCCGGCGTCTACATGAAGACCGCTAACTTGCCTATTAGGTACGAGCTAACGGGCAACGCTAATTCAACCCAAATGCAAGCCATCTGCGCTTCTGTTAACTCAGAAGGCGGGTTTATTGCTGACCTTGGGCATGAGCACGTTACGCCGAATGGCATAACAGGCGTTTCCTGCCCGGTTACGGTTGAAACTTTCGTTATAGCGATTAGGCCAAAAGTACTATTCAACAGCATTACAAACCGTGGTGAATATGTGCCGGAGGGTATGAGCTTCTATTTGACCGGCAACGCTGCTTTGCTACGCCTTTATCATGGCGGGACGCTAACGGGCGGCTCATGGGTAAGCTCAGATAGTGAGAGCGGCATTGAATACAATGTCGGCGCAACTGTGACAACTCCGGGCCATATTGTAAACAGCGAATTTGGCGCGGCGGCTGGTGGCGGTAAAGCGTTCTCAAGTTCTGGTCGGGGCGATGCAAGCAATCGTATTTTCTTGAACCTAGACATTGACGGAACTCAGCCGGACCACAGTAATTTTTATCTTGTTGGTACGGGCATAGGTGGCACGGCAACAGTCTACGCCAATCTGCATTGGACAGAGATTAAGTAAATGCTCGGCGCGCTTCTTTTAAACCTCCCGCGCCGTGGAATGTGGCCTTACCCGCGCAGGGTATGGGATGAAGCGAAAGCCGAAGCTCAAGACGAGTTAACACGATTTAAGGCGCTTGACGATCCAGCAAAGCAAGAGATTGTCGAAAAAGCGGTTAACGCTCTTGAAAAAACAACCATTGCAGTTGAAGAAATAGAGGACGCAAAAGAGGCTGCTTCGGCTTACGATGGGACTAAAGAGCTACTTTTAAGGATTGAAAACCTAGAGCTTGTGCTTATTGGCTATTTTATGCTAATCTCTCGCAAGAATAGGAATATTACCGCAATGCTTACTTTGGGTGTTATCTAATGGCGACGATGGCAAATGCACTTCTTAATTCTGCCCCAGGCGGCATTGGGGTTGGAATTGGGGCTGGAATTGGGGCCGGTGGCGTTGGACAGGCAGCACCTTCCGGGAGCGTTTCTCCTGGTGTTTCTCCTGGCGTTTCGCAAGGAATTGGGTCTGGTCTTGGTAGCATGATGGGCGGCGCGCTTGGCGGCCCTGTTGGCGCTGGAATAGGCGCAGGGTTTGGCGGCGGTTTTGCAGGAATGGGGACAGGTAACGCAGTTGGCACCGGCATTGGCACAGCAATAGGCGGGCTTATGGGAGGGCCATTAGGGGCTATGGCTGGCGGGTATTTTGGCGGAATGATGGGAAATGCAGGACAGAATGTAAGCATGGGCGGAACTGGCGTTACTGGCACTGGAGCGGGTGCTGGCACACCATCAAGCGGCACACCTGACGCTATGGGCATGGAGGGCGCAGAGGCAGCGGCGGCGGCTTCCCCTGCGAATGATCCTACCGGGATGGGTTCTGAGGCGTCGGCAGCGGCGGCGGCAGATGGCGGCGGAGATACGGTTATATGCACCGCCCTTTACAATCACGGCTTGATGGAGGAGAAAATATACATTGCCGACAAGAGTTTTGGGCAAAAGCTTTGGGATAAAGACCCTTACGTTATTATCGGCTATCATAAATGGGCAACGCCTATTGCTAGGTTTATCGACAAACACCGCTGGTTTGCTCACATTATACGCCCGCTTGTTATGCCTTGGGCTAATCAAATAGCAGGGAAGGAAAACATTATTGGGAAAATTTACCTTCGGTTTGGAGTTCCCGCTTGTCGGGCTATTGGTCGGTTAGAGAGAAAAAATGACAAGTGCGTTGTATAAAGAGAACTTCAAAAAGATTGATTTCTCTAAGCCGATTGTTGTTGAGCGGAATCGTGAAGCGCCTCCAAAGCGCTCACACCTTCCTGCCCCTATGATTTTCAGCGATTACGCTTCCTATGAATGCCCTATCACCGGAAAGACAGTTGATGGGCGCAGAGAACACAACGAAAACCTAAAGCGGCACGGTTGCCGGGTTTTCGAGAAAGGCGAGTTTGAAGACGTTAAGAAGAACGGAAAGTCAAGAATTAACGAGCAAATCGACGCGGCAGTTGACCGCGCCGTTGATGAAGTAGCAAAGGACTTTATTTGATGGATGATTTAGAAAACGCACCTGAAAGCATGGACGACGTAATCGGCCAACTTTATGACGATTCCGTTGTTGATGAAGAACAGGCCAGCGTTGAAGAAGAAACCGGAACCACTTACGGCGAAGGGACCGAACAGGTTACCGATGCCGACGAACAGGTTGCCAAAGAGGCGACCGAAGAAGATTCGACAGAGAAAGAGGACGGTGGAGAACCTGCACAGCAGACCATTTCCGCGCCTCAATCAATGTCCGCTAAAGATCGTGAGGCGTTCTACTCCCTTCCGCCCGAACAGCAAAGCTGGATTGCGGAGCGCGTGAAGCAGCAGGAGAGCGACTACACTAAGAAGACTATGGAGCTTGCGGACCAACGCAAGGTTTTTGATAAGCTTGAACAGGTAATCGCGCCAAGGCGTCAACAATTGGCAATGAACGGAATGGATGAAGGCACCGCAGTAGGCCAGCTTTTCGCCCTTTCTGATTATGCTGATCGTGACCCGGTGGGATTCGTCAAGTACCTCTTTAACCAGCGCGGAATCTCGCTAGACGCTCTAACCCAATCTGGCGGCGGCAATCAAGCCACTGCTGACCCTCAATTTCTAGCCCTCCAACGTGAACTCGACAGCGTTAAAGGGGTTATCCAACAGCAATCCCAAGCCCAATATCAAGCACAAACTCAGAATGTTACGAAGGCAATTGACGAGTTCGCAAGCGACCCCGCCAATTCTTTCTACTCTGATCTTGAGCAGGACATGATTCCTATTGTTCAAGCTTTGCGGGCGCAGAATACTTCAATGCAGCCGAAAGAGTATCTGGCTAAGGCTTACAAGATGGCTCTTTCTGCAAACGATGAAGTTTCCGCCAAAGTTGAAGCTGACCGCAAGGCTAAAGAAGAAGCCGAGCGTGTAGCTAAAGCCAAGGAAGAGGCGACTAAGGCAAAGAAGGCTAAAGGGACTAGCATTAGCTCAAGGTCAACACTGCCCGCTAGGGCGGCGAAGGCTAAGGACGTGGATAGCTTCATCGGCGCACTTGTTGACGAAAGGATGGCTGGTTAGCCCACGAAAGGTAAAAAATCATGGGTGCTAATGCTAGTTTTACTGAAATTGCGGCGCTAACGTACCGCCATTTCAAGAATAAGTATCTTGAAGATAACGTCTCCAATCACACCGCCTTGCACCAACGCTTGACGGAAAAAGGGAACATCGATCTTGTTTCCGGTGGTTGGGAAATCCAGGTTCCGCTTGATTATGCCGAGAACGGTACTTATCAGCGATATTCCGGGTACGACACCCTGGATATTTCGCAAAGCGAAGTGTTCACGGCAGCCAACTTCCCCTGGAAGCAGATTGCCATTAACGTGGTTGCCTCCGGTCTTGAAGTTCGCCAGAACAGCGGCAAAGAAGGCGTTATCAAGCTTGTGAAAAACAAGTTGAAAAATGCCATGCGTACCGCAGGCAACAACTTCTCCGAGGACATTTACTCGGACGGAACCTCGGCAAATCAGATCAACGGCCTACAGGCTCTTGTTGCTGATGCTGGCACCGGCACAGTTGGCGGTATCAATTCCAGCACTTATACGTTCTGGCAGAACAAGGTCCAGTCGGCTGCTTCTCCGCTCCAAGGCGGCGGCGCTATCACTCCGAGTGCTACCACCATCGAAAGCTTGATGCTTCCGTTGTGGCTGGCTCTCACGCGCAACAATGACATGCCCGATCTGATCGTCATGGATGATACCTACTTCACGTTCTTCGAGACTTCTCAGACCTCGATCAAGCGTTACACGGATGAAACCCGTGCCAACGCCGGTTTCGTGGCCTTGAAGTACAAGGGCGCAGATGTTGTCTATGATTCCTCGGCTGCTGGTATGCCTGACGCTCACGCGTACTTCCTGAATACGGATTACTTGGGCCTGTGCGCTCACCGTGATGCGAACTGGACGGAAGTTCCCGAAAAGACTTCGGTTAACCAGGACGCTCAGGTCTTGCCGATTATTTGGCAGGGCAATATGACGGTTTCTAACCGCTCTCTCCAGGGCGTGATGAAAGCTTAATTCAGTCTGAAAGGAGACTATCACTATGACTTATCGAGCTTCTGACGGACGGGTTGGCTATCA